AATATACAAAAAATTTAATTGACTTGCTACATAAAGACCCAATCGGATTTAAAACAGGGCAAACACCCCCTGAGGCAACAAAAATTTTTAATAATTTAAAATGTGTTACCTACTATAATAGTATTACTATTATAGAAAAAGGAATCACAGAGCCATGGATAGAAGCAGTTAGTAACAGTAAACAGAATCCTGATTTCGTTTGGGGATAACATGGTTGATTTGTTAGTTGTCTTACAAAGCCATAGCGTTAGTAACAATCAAAAATATCTTACTCGCTATATGAGTAAGGATAAAGCAGAAATTAGTTACCGTTGTATTAAGTCATTGATTCATAGTCTTAATTGGTGCAAGAAACATGCACCCGATGCTATCAATATTCGTTTTAAAATATTTGATGACCATAGCGATAGTACATTCTTAATCAAATTAAATGATATGCTTAGAGACTGTTCATTTGAATATGATTTAGAACATTTAGAAACACGTGGCATTATGCCAAGCATACTTAAGTGTTATGAATATGGTCGTGATAACGGCAAAGATTTAGTATATTTTGTACAAGATGACTATTTGTATTTTGAAACATGTATATGGGAAATGGTAGACAGTTATTTTTTATTCGCTAGAAAAACTCAACTACCGGTATGCATATTTCCATACGATGATCCATATAGATATACAATAGAAAAACCACCAATGGTTACTGTACATTTAGGTACACATAGACATTGGAAGACTGCTTTTTATACTAGTAGTTGCTTTATGGTTGATTACCCTACATTAACTAAAAATTTTGATTTGTTTGATAAAATGGGAAATGAACCTGTTAGTAGTATAATGGAAGATGTAAGTATCAATAGATTGTTTAGTGAAAGAAATTGCTTATTGTTTACTCCTATCCCTAGCATAGCACTACATAGTCAAGGTGAAGTAGAAAAAGATCCCTATATAGATTGGAAACCTTTATGGGAGAAATTTAAGTAACTAAATAGAGTATGAATATATTTCAACTGCCCCACGAGGCTAGATTACAATCTTGGTACGATTTAAGAATACAATTAACTAGTTCTGATATACAAACACAATGCATAGAAATTGACAAATGGTGGCAAAAAGCCCCGTTAGTAAATCATCACCTACATATATATGACATGGGAAACTGGCCCGATCCTTGGGAATTATTGGTAGAAAACACCTATTGTTATGTTGCAAGAGCACTAGGAATGTGTTATACTCTACATATGTTGGGAATTGACGATTTTAATATGGTAGAAGCGATAGATAATCAGGGCAATGAAGTAGTACTAGTCCTGGTTGACAACGCAAAATATATACTTAATTACTGGCCCGAATCGGTAGTAAATAACTCTACAAAAGACTTTACCATCAAAAAAACGATAGACGTTTCAAATTTATTAAAAAAACTATAACAGGAAAACAATGACTACAATACACGTAATTAAGCGTAGTGGGGAGAAAGTACCACTAGACATAAGCAAAATACAAAGACAGGTAGCTTATGATTGCAGGGGCATAGACAATGTTAGCCCTAGTATGATTGAGATTAAAGCACAGATAGAATTGCATGATGGGATGCATACTTCAACTATAGATGAATTATTGTTGAAAGCAATGGTTGATTTGATAGATGAATCAGAAAACTCAGAAATAAACAACGTTAATTATCAATATGTAGCAGGAAGACAAAAAGTATCAATGCTACGTAAAGAAGTGTATGGTCAGTACGAGCCACCAAGACTTTACGAGATAGTTAAAAAGAACGTTGAAGCTGGAATGTATACAAATGATTTATTAGAATGGTATACAGAAGATGAGTGGGATATCATTGACTTATTCATTGACCACTCTAAAGACGAAAACTATACATATGCCGCCATTGCACAACTATGTGAAAAGTACTTAGTACAGAATCGTGCAACTGGACAGATATATGAAAGCCCCCAAGTTCGTTATGCAGTTGCTGCCGCAACTAGTTTTCATAACGAACCAAAAGATAAAAGATTAAAATATGTAAAGGAATATTATGAAACAGCTAGTGGTGGAGACTTTACTTTGGCAACACCAGTTCTTGCTGGGCTTGGTACTACTACTAAACAGTTTAGTAGTTGTGTACTTATCACTAGTGATGATACTTTGGACTCCATCTTTGCCGCCGGAGAAATGATGGCAAAGTATGCTAGTAAACGTGCTGGCATTGGATTAGAGATAGGACGTATTCGCCCACTAGGCGCTCCCATTCGCAATGGTGAGATTAAGCATACTGGCATGATTCCATTCTTAAAGAAATGGTTTGCAGATTTACGTAGTTGTAGTCAAGGTGGTGTGCGTAATGCAAGTTGTACAGTTACGTTCCCTATATGGCATTATCAGTTTGAAGATTTGATTGTATTAAAGAACAATCAAGGCACAGAAGAAACACGTGTACGTTTTATGGATTACTCAGTTGTAGTCAATAAAATGTTTTGGAATCGTTATAGAAATAATCAAAACATTACATTGTTTGATCCACATGATGTACCTGACTTGTATGAAGCATATTATAGAGATAGTGCAGAATTTGAAAAACTATATATTAGTTATGAGCAAGATAAGAACATTAAGAAGAAAATTGTACCAGCAGTTGAAATATTTAAAAACGGTATCCTTAAAGAGAGAACTGATACTGGCCGCATTTATCTTGTCAATATTGACAACGTTATCGGACAAGGATCGTTTGACACAACTGTTAACCCGATCTATCAAAGCAATCTCTGTCAAGAAATACTTTTACCCACGAAACCTTTTCAGAGAATCGAGGATACTGCAGGGAGAATTGCTCTTTGCACTCTTGGCAGTATAAATTGGGGTAACTTTAACAACCCGCAACAAATGCGTAAAGCATGCAGATTGTTAGTAAGATGTTTAAGTAACCTATTAAGTTACCAAGACTTCTTAAGTGTACAAAGTTATCTTGCTAACAAAGAGTTTGAACCTCTTGGAGTTGGTGTAACTAACTTAGCATATTGGCATGCAAAACGTAATCTAAAATATGGATCCAGTGAAGCACTTGCAGAAGTGAAACGTTGGATGGAACATCAAGCATATTACCTAACAGAAGCCAGTGTTGAATTAGCACAAGAGAAAGGTGCTTGTGAACTAAGTAGTCAAACATATTATGGTAAGGGTGTATTCCCCTGGGAAAGACGTAGCTCAGGAGTAAATGAGTTAACAGACTTTACTCCTACAATGGATTGGGAAACATTAAGAAAAAATCTATTGACATATGGCATCAGAAATGCTACACTAATGGCTATTGCACCCGTGGAATCAAGTTCAGTTGTGTTGAATAGTACAAATGGAATTGAGATGCCAATGGAACTTATATCAGTTAAAGAAAGTAAAGCTGGTTTATTTGTTCAAGTTGTTCCGGAGTACAAGAGGTTAAAAAATCGTTATCAGTTGAGGTGGCAACAAACAGATTGTGTTGAGTATTTAAAAACAAGTGCAGTACTAGCTGCATATGTAGACCAAAGTATATCTACAAACACATTCTACAATCCTGCTCATTTTGAAGAGGGCAAAGTTCCTGCTACATTGATAACAAAGAATTTGATGTTAGCGACAAAATGGGGATTAAAAACTATGTACTACAGTTTAATCAACAAAGTAGGATCTAAAGCAAGTTTGAATGAAGATAATACTGTTCAATTTCCAGTCCAAGTTGAATTTGTAGACAATGAAGAAGACTGCGAGGCTTGTGTACTATAATGGATGTCTATCTACTACAACAAAAATTGTTAACTGCTTGGAGATCACTAAGTTTATCTAGTGATTCTGGTAGTCTTAAAAAAGAATGGAATGATATTCCTGCCTATATAACAATTAATAATCAATTAATAGAGATAAAAGATATTCAAATAGAAGACGGCAAAATAATTTTAAAATACTAATATGTCAAAACAACAATACAATTTAAGCACGCCTACCGATTATCTAAAAAGAACAATGTTTTTAGATCCATCAGGTCCAGTAACAGTACAACGATTTGAGGAAGTTAAATATCCCAAGATCGCTAAGTATGAAGAAACTGCAAGAGGTTTCTTTTGGCAACCAGAAGAAATCAGTTTAACTAAAGATAAGTCAGACCATAAAGAAGCAAGTAATTCTATTAAACACATTTTTACTAGCAACTTACTACGTCAAACTGCATTAGACAGTATACAAGGTCGTGCACCTAATCAAGTATTCAGTCCAGTAATCAGTTTACCTGAATTAGAAGCATTGGTAAGTAACTGGAGTTTCTTTGAGACGAATATACATAGTAAATCATATAGTCATATCATTCGTAATGTGTATGGTGTACCCAAAGAAGAATTCAACAAGATACATGATACGCAAGAAATTGTTAGCATGGCTGCTAACATTGGCAAGTACTATGACGATTTACATCGTTTAAATTGTGCCAAAGAACTAGACGGCTTACATATCGCTGAAGAAGATCACATTAAAGCAATCTGGTTAGCATTGAATGCAAGTTATGCATTAGAAGCACTACGTTTCATGGTAAGTTTTGCAACAAGTCTTGCTATGGTAGAGAACAAGATTTATATTGGTAATGGAAATATTATCTCCTTGATCCTGCAAGACGAATTGTTACATACTGAATGGACTGCATATTTGATTAATCAAGTAGTTAAAGATGATCCAAGATTTGTGCAAGCAAAGATAGATTGTGAGCAAGAAGTCTATCAAATGTACTTAGATGTAATACAAGAAGAAAAAGACTGGGCAAAGTATCTATTTAAAATGGGCCCTGTTATTGGATTAAATGAAACAATATTAAGCGACTTTGTAGACTATACTGCTTTTAATAGACTGAAGGATATCGGAGTTAAATATAATGAAGAACATCCTAAGTATAGCCCTATACCTTGGTTCAATAAACATATCAATATTGACAAGAAACAAACAGCTTTACAAGAGAATGAATCGACCAACTATGTTATCGGTGTGATGAGTGACACAGTTAACTATGAAGAATTACCAGAACTATGACATACTTAAGAAAATTAATTAATATTGTAGAATCAGAACAGGGCAAAGTTAATGATGAATGGTTCCGTAACGGCTCATTCAACACATTTAAAAAGCCTGCTATTGAAAAATACGAAAAAGCACAACAACCAGGTACAGTAGATACATTAGAAGGACCTGTCAGATATGAAGCTGGTCATTATATTATGACTGGCCCTAAAGGTGAAAAGTATCCTATTAGTCCTGAGAAGTTTCATTCTATGAAAGATGATAACGGTGATGGAACATGTACTCCTAAAAAGATTCCCAAGGTTGCTAAACTAGCTGACCATGATGGTGTACTACATACTAGTTGGGGTGATTTAAATTACACTAAAGGCAATGACTATATAGTACGTCATGGTCCTGGTGATTATGGTGCAGTAAAGAAAGATATCTTTAATCAAACCTACGATACAAGTAACACAAACGGAAACTAAAATGACATACACACAATTAAAAGAATTTTCAGTAGTATATACTGATAGAAGTTTAAATCACATGAGTGATGAATTTGTTGATATTATGAAGGATATCAGCAGAATATTAAAGAAAGCATACAACGCTGATAGTTCAGTTATTGTACCAGGTAGTGGTACATTTGGAATGGAAGCGGTTGCTAGACAGTTTGCTAACAATAAATCTGTATTAATCGTTCGCAATGGTTGGTTTAGTTATCGTTGGACACAGATATTTGACATGGGTAATATTACTGATGCTACAAAAGTAATTACAGGTGAGCAAATTGAAGATAGTGCACAGGCAGCATTTATTCCACCTGATATTAATGATGTAGTTGATTATATTCATAACGAACGTCCAAGTGTAGTATTTGCACCACATGTAGAAACAAGTTGCGGTATGATATTGCCTGACGATTATCTAGCACAAATTGGACAAGCCTGTCGTGATGTTGATGCATTGTTTGTATTAGACTGTATTGCCAGTGGTGCTGCATGGGTAGATATGAAACAATTAAACATTGACATAGTAATTACTGCACCGCAAAAAGGTTGGAGTAGTGCTCCTTGTTGTGCATTGATTGCTATGAGTAGTCGTGCTAGACAGGTATTGAATAATACAAAGAGTACAAGTTATAGTATGGATGTGCTTAAATGGACTCAGATTATGGAAACATACGAGCAAGGTAAGTTTATCTATCATACAACAATGCCAACAAATGCATTACGTGAATTACGTAATACTATGTTAGAAACTGAAAGTCTAGGGTTTGAATTTCTTAAAAACAGACAATATGACTTGGGCAGAAGAATACGTGATATGTTAAACAATTATGGTTACCCTAATGTAGCAAGAGTGGGTTATTATGCTCCTGGCGTAGTTGTATGCTATACAACAGACGATAGCATACAAAATGCTAGTAAATTCAGAGAGTTAGGTTATCAAACTGCAGCGGGTGTACCATTGCAATTAAATGAACGTAGTGATTTTAAAACATTTAGAATTGGATTATTCGGCATAGATAAGTTAATGAACATTGACGGTACAATAGATTCGTTAAAGCAAGCATTAGAACAAATTAAAGAGGGAAAATAAATGAAAGCAATCGTATGGTCAAAGGATCAATGCCCTTATTGCACACAAGCAAAAGCATTGTTAGAGAGTAAAGGTATTGAGTATGAAGAAAGAAACATCATGCACGGTACTTGGACACGTGAACAGTTATTAGAAGCAGTTCCAACTGCAAGAACATTACCTCAAATCTTTTTAGATGACGAACATGTTGGCGGATTTACAGAATTAAGAGCAAAATTAAAATGAAAAATTTTACAGTAGGGTTTGTTTATACCATTAAATTAAACAGCGGAGAAGAATTAGTTGCTAAAGTTACTAATATGATTAATGATGAAATAGTGATTAGTGATCCGTTAAGCATTGCTCAGGGACCTAAGGGAATGACACTAATTCCAAGCATGTTTACCGTAGATCCATCCAAAGAAATTAGACTAAATACTAATAGTATTAGTTTATATGGATATTCTGAAGACAATGTAAAGGATCAGTATATCAGTATGACTACAGGTATAGCACTACCTGACAAGAAAATTATATTAGGATAATGCCAAAATTAAGTCGTAAGGGTGATAAAAATTCAGTAGGTGGAATGATTCTCAGAGGATCGGAATCCACAGTGGTTGATAATATCCCTGTCGGCTTACATATGAGCAAAATAAGTCCGCATGCGCCATGGGATCCTGTCACACATCCCCCACATGACCATGCTAGTACAACAACTGGTAGTCAATATATATTAGTAGATAATGTTCCGGTACTGTTTGTAGGATCACAAACTACATGTGGTCATCCTATAACTACTGGAAGTGAAACGGTGTTAATAGCATGAGTTATACCCCATTAAATCTTAATTGTATAAGTTCTTTTGTTACTAATACTGGATTAGGTGTTAATAGTACAACACGTGGATTTACTGGATCAGTTGATAATAACGGTGCATTTACGCCCGGTACTTTATTAAATGGTACATTTTTACAAAAAACAGTAGATATATTCAGACTGGCATTTGATATTAGATTCCCAGTAGTAGCTGTGGGAGACTTGGTAATTGGTAGAAAATACTATATAAGAACCATTGGCACAATGGGAATGGATTTTACTCTTGTTGGCGCCCCAGCTAATCAGGTGGGAATTATCTTTACCGCTACTAGTACAGGGTCAACTTTAAATAATTTGGGGGCAGATTGTAATGATGTTAACGGGGACGTTCAAACCGGAATGACATTGCAACAATATACTAATTTAATGACTATGGGTAATGCAGTTCCGTTAATGACTAATATTCCGCCGCCCAATTATCAAATGAATTATTATAGTACTGATTGTAAATTTGGATTTTTAGGTGAATTAGCAGTACAAGCACGTAGCGAGTTTAATATTAATAATGGCTCATATGCAGATTTCTTTAATGTATTCACTACTATATTAGGATTTAAAGACCATAGCAATACAGTTATTAATAGTCTTGCTAGTGCTAGTACACATTTAGATGGTGCGTATAGTAATATGAATGATTTAATGACCGGCGATATTGCTGGGGTAAGTTTAAGCACATTCTTTTGGGGACAAGATTTAGTTAATAGTGGTAGAGCAATAGATTTAACTAAGATTGACACATTTGGCAATCCAGACAATTTATTACGTACACTATATCATAATAAAGCAATTACTAAAAGTCTTAGTATTGCATTAAACAGTACTGGAATAGCAGTTACAGAAATAACTGATATAATAAATGGTAGACTTGCTACACCAAGTGAGCAGAAACTATTATATGCTGCTTTTATGATTGTAATGAATCAGGACTTGCAAGAAATATTAGTTCCATTAAATTGTCAAACAAAGGGTCTAACTACATTGGCAGATTTATTAAATCCTAAAATGTTATTCCCCAACAGTTATAGTACATTAACATTCCCACAATATAATACTACTCAACAAACTACTAACAGTAAAACATATTATTTTATATATAGTGGTACTAGCGTTAATAAGATACCTAGTTTAAATTACGGTATCAGATTGCAGAATATAATGCCAAGCGATATTGCATATGCATGTGATACATTCAGTTTTAGTATGCAACAGATTAAAAATATAAAGAATATAGATATTGAAAAGTTCAGCCAAGTTGTAATGAATTTAGAAAATGTGAATGACTTAGCTGTAAATGGAACCAATGTGCCTACTAATATAGATGCAGCTAATAGTGCATTAAATCAAATTGCATATGGTTCAGGAACTAACGGTACATATAAGACAGGTGATTTCTTTGCTAGTATTGTAGATGGATATTATCCATTAAATGACATTCAAAACAGTATCAGTACATTAAGTAACTTGCCAGGTATCACTACATTAGATGGGTATTTAAATGATATATATACTTTATTAAATGTTAGTGGATTTACTACTAGTGATTTCCCAGATGTACAATCAAAGATTGATAGTGTGAATAATTTTATTAATAATATACTAGTAACATATTCTGATATAGTAGAACCAATTAATGCATTATATAATACAATGGGAACATACTTATATGATGAAAAGAATGCTAGAAAATTAGCACTACCAAATGGTACGGGTGGCGTTAAAGGTTCAACAAGTGATATCTATAATTTTATAAACAGTTTACAAATTTATGCTAGTGAGACACAACTCCACGAAACAGCTACCGTACTAGAAAGCATAAGTGATACGTCAACTTTAGGAGGACAAAGTTTAATCGGTAGTATGCGTGAAATACGCAATAGTCAGAGAATGGGTTTAATGGGCGGTCAATTGAATAATATTGTTCAACCACCGCAAGTTGATATGCCTGTTCCTAATGGAACTAGTTCCACGCTTAACACAACAAGCGGTGCAGTTAATGTAACTGTAGTAAATGGCGCCCCAATTAAGGGTAGTCTAGGAGGTAGTCCCCACACAACACTAATACCAGACAATCTAAATGTTCTGAACATGGCAACAGGCCCAAGCGTATTAGTGCCAACAGCTGCAATAAATCATGTAACTACATGTAATTGTGACTGCTGGGAATTATTACAATAACTCACATAACTTTTTAGTTATTGTACACAAAATAAGGAGATAGTATGTTGAAAAACTTAACTAGGAATGCCTTCGTTTTTGTATGTTTATTACTATTAACAGTAGTATCTTTTAATGACAATGTTCAATTAAAAATGTTACATGCAGAACAAAAATTAGCAAAATATGCGGATTTAAAACAAGTAACTTGTTTAGCAAATAATATATTTTACGAGGCAGGAAGAGAACCAATTATTGGTCAAGCAGCTGTGGCTAGAGTGGTAGTAAATCGTATGAAATCAGGATTTGGAAATACCCCATGTCAAGTGATATATCAGTCAACAGTTGTACAAAAAGACGATGAAGAAACTAAAATTTGTCAGTTTAGTTGGGTATGCGAGGGTAAAGGTAATCCAAATACTCATACCCAAACTTACCAAACCAGTTTACAAGTTGCCTATGATGTGTTAGTATTAGACAAGTACAAGGATGTGATATCAAAAGATATTTTATACTTCCATAATAATTCAGTAGAACAAGACTCTGAATATTATGCCAAAGTAAAAAGAATCGGTAATCATATATTTTATAGTAGAAAACCTCATAGAAAACATGCCCGATCCAGAACAACGACCCATAATCAAGACTAGTCCCGAAAGGTATAAATCTAGGATAAACCGAGAAAAAAAGACTAATGCTGATATTGATATCCTGTGGGAACAAATGAAAGATAAAGATATTCAGATAGTCAACGATCCAAATTGGCAAAAAGATAACATGGAGTATGATTTACGTACTACTCAATGGATTATAGATAAAGTGTGTAAAGATGAATATTATGCACAAAATCTATATGCCGCCATGTGTAATAATGAATTTATTAAAAACGATATATGGCCTTTATTAAAGGAAGAAACATGGGGACGTAGTTGGCGTAGTGCCGGTGGCATAGTTGCTGATATGCGTGGAGAGGGCGATTATCTTGATTGGTATTGTTCGGGTATAGTATATGAAGCAACACAGGAAGAAATAGACAAATACACCGATGAAGAAATGGCTAGATATAAATACATGAGTGAAAATTTTGTTCGTGAGGGCAATATTACCCAAGAGATTAAAGACGATTTACTAAAATTGGGCTGGACTATAGCCCCCGGAGGCGACCATGAGCACTTTAAATAATATTCCAGAATCAATTAAAAAATTAATTGCCAGTACCAAACAGACTAAACTTAACGCAGTCTATAAAGTTAATTATATTAAGGGCTATTCATCCAAAGATTTAGCCAGCGTAATTAAACAAATGCTATTAAAAAAATAATTTAGTCAATAATATCGTCAATAAATAATTGATGACTATTAAATTTGAATCTCTAGCACCTTATCTTGACACCGTGGAAGCTAGACCCGGTACTATGCATATTTACAAGAATGACAGTATTGTAAGTAACGTTATCAGAACGTATGGCGAATATTGCCATGCTGAAATTGACGTAATGAATATCTATATTACAGAGGGTATGGGCTATATTGACGTTGGCGTTAATATTGGTTATCATAGTCTTGCAATGCACAAACAAGCAAAATGTAATATATTAGGGTTTGAACCACATCCCACACATTTTGCAGTAGCCGCAGAGAACTGTAAAGATTTACCTATACAGATATATAATGCAGCTGCAAGTGACTATAAAGGTAAGTTAAAGATTACTAATATTGACTTAGATAATCCACAAAATTACGGGGAAGTTAAACAAACCAGTGATGACGATACGAATGGGATAGAAGTTCCTTGTGTTAGAATTGATGACTTTAATCTAGGTAAGATTGATGGCATGAAAATAGACGTAGAAGGGTTTGAGATTAATGTAATGCGTGGTGCAGAAAATACAATTGATAAAAATCGTCCAGTGATACTATTTGAAGCATTAGACATGGAATGGTTAGATTGTTTTGAATTCTTAGATAGAAAGAATTATACAATGTATTGGCTAGCATGTTTCAATACTCCAGTTAAAGATGAGACATTTATTCCTAAAGTTGAAGGTGAAAGACCATTCAATGAAGGTGGAGTAAGTAATATCATTGCTGTACCAAAAGAATTAAAACAATTAGGTAATTTAATTCCTGTACGATACAAAGAAAAGTATACAGAAGCGGTTGCAAGAATTAAAAACTATGTAGTAGCGTTTTAAAATGAAACCGCTGATGCATTTAAATTACCCTATAGACAGGGAAAAATTACTAGCAGAAGCGGAAATAGCTAGACAGTCAAGCAAACCATATACAGATAACAGATATCCTGATCTATATATGGAAGATTGGTTAATAGGACATCATAATAGTGAATATATCACTAGTATTATGAATGATTTTAAAGTGCAGGGTAAACCTAGATTTTATTGGATGTTACCCAATGCTATAATCCCTGAACATATAGACAATAACACATTATGTAGTCTTAATTTTGTGTTAACTGAGAATGCAGCACCAATTACTATAGGTTCTGAAGACTTTTATTACAAAGCAATATTATTAAACACAGTTATTCCCCATAGTGTTAAAAACAATCAATATGAAAGAATAATGTTAAAAATATCTATTTTTAATGAATCTTTCAATGAAGTAGAATCACGTATTAAACATTATGAACAAACAACAATCGGATGATATAGTAAATAGAACATATAGTGTGTTCAGTCAAACCACTGAGCAATTAGAGAAATTCAAACAATTACCTAAAATTGATAAGACTAATTACGATATACTACATTATAAGTTTCTAGTTCCAACAGATATAACCATTGATTGTGATTTATTTCATAATCAAATAACACAATATGATAACGATTTCGCTCAATGGGGAACATTACATAAAGAACTTCCTAGATATGGACTAGCATTGGTTAATACTGATGGGAAGTTAACTAAAAATGATCCTATAAACGGATCACTATATCAATATAACTTAGACAAACCCAACGATCCGTTGTTTGAGACTGATTGCACAGTACATACACAAGTATTTGAGTTATCATCATTGGATCTATTGCATGTATTTGATGGGTATTATACCAGAAGTAATATACTTAAATGGAATAAAACTGCAAAATTCTTACCTCATATAGATTCATTTATACCCAGCCCATGGATTAGACTATGGGCTACAACTAACAAAGACACAGTTACCGTGCACTATTACGACAAGAACACAGATAGTTTTACAAGTTGTGATGATATAGAAAGTGGTAGAGTATACGTTATTGATACCAGTATAGTACATGATGCTGTCTGTACAGGGGATGTAAACTATCAATTGTTTTTATCCACAAACAGTCTTGCTTACGATATTATATCCAAGCATATTTTACCGAATAAATAAAATTATGAATAATTCCTATACATTACTACCCGAAAATATTGTCTTTAACATAGATGAGCATTTCCCACAATTAAAAGATCCAACTAAAAAGGTTGCTATATTTCTGTCAGGTGGAATGGAGTCTACATTAGTAGCCAAGATAGCACAACAAGTATATAAACCTGAAAACATATTGTATTTCTTTAATTGCAATATGTTTACTAAAGACCCTGTTAATTTTGAGTATCTAAGAACCAATAACAAGATTAGCAAACTAAATTTGGGTATTGAAACAATCAACATAGAGATAGATCCAGACTTACATCTAAGTGATAGAGTTACATCATTAAATCAATTACGTGACCAATTAATTAATGATTATGATGTAGAGTTTATGATGTGGGGATTTACCAAACTGTTTTTTCAAGTTGAGATATTTAAACGCCAATGCAAGACTAATGATGATGTATATGCTGTTGCATATAGTGATGTTAATGAATATCATAATTTAATTGAAGAAATACACTTTCCAACCAAAGCGTATGAGAGTCTACTATGGGATATTTTTATTCCTCCTGAAGTTTTTGAGTTTATTCATGCTAATACAGGATTTGTACGTGCACCATTAGATACTATCAACAAGCCAGAAGTTGTAGACTTATACAAACAGTTGGGCTGGTTAGATTTACTAGCAAAAACAACAAGTTGTTCTAATAAAGCAATTACAACTACAGGTAAACATTGCGGTGATTGTTTTAACTGCCAACAAAGACATGATGCATTTAAGATTAATGGCACAGTAGAAGACCAAACAGAATATATCTCTGATAGTGTTAGTATTAAACGCAAGCAACTAGAGGATATAATGAAAAATGACCCCATTTATAACAAAAACTAATATAACAGCAAATTATCAGTTAATGTATAAAGACTTAACTGATTTAATTAATACTGTGGGATGGCCTGACAAACAAACAAGTAATAGTGGTAAGTTTTATCCCTCAAATCAAATTGGATTAAAATGTAGGAAAAATGCAGAGATACCTCTATTAGATGCCGCAGGTAGAAGTTATGATGAAAATACTAAAACAATTATAGTAGATGAAAATGACTTCACTGAATGGGTAGATGTTGTTCCTGAATTTACAAAAAATGCTATATTAGAACTAGAACAACGTGAAAATGTAAAGTTTGGGCGTATACGTATTATGAGACTGTTAAGTAAGACAGGGTTAAGTGTACATAAAGATTTAGAACAACGTTATCACTATGTGTATGATACTAATGCGAATGCATTTTTTGGTGAAAAGACTGAGGGTTTAATAACTGCACAATGTTATCATATCCCAAATGACGGATATTTTTATAAAGTAGATACTACCCGTGATCATTTTGTATACAATGGTGGCTGGGAATCTCGCATTCATTTGGTAATGAATATTATATCATAATGGCATATAAATCAATATTAGTTAACGATAATAGCCCAGAATGGCAATACTTATACAATATTGCTAAAAACGATAACAATCATAATTTAGCAAAGAACTATCAGAATATTAACTGTAGTGACTATGACCAAATGATTGTTATATTAAAAGACGATGTTCCAATAGTATTTTTAGGTAATTATAATAATGGACGCTGGCCTAGTAATGTAACTAGGATGTGTACAAGAACATATACACATCCTGATTATCGCAAGAATACTAATAAAGAAGTCATCAGTACATTCTTAAAAGCCACACTAGATAGATATAATGATTATAATAAAGATGTGTTGTTTATCAGTAGGGGTGTGCAATATGACAATGTTGAAGTGTCTTGGAAGAAATTTCAACAGTTTGGTAAATATATTCCCAGAATCTGTGGATATGATATGACATTTGACAATAAATTATATAAATGTTGTTCGTCAAACACTAAAGACTGCTATCAATTTTGTTTATGGTACGATCCAAAGAATATAAGACATACACTAGATATACCCTATATCACAATGGATCAGTGGAAGTTACTTTCTGTACCCAATTAACATAAATCTATTATAACTGGGCAATGGTAATGTACCAGCAAATACAGTATCTAAATTGCTTTGTTCTTTAAACTGTTCTAATGTATCAGCAATTCTAATATGTTCTGGTATTTTATAATTATTACTTTGTAGTACTATTAAAACTCCTGCAGGTAAATGATCTAGCCATTTATCATATGTCTCTTGTGTAATATGTTCACAACTGGTATTGATAACGATATCTCCATGACTAAACGTTTCACACATATCCATAGTAACTGCTCTGAATTTACCATCTTGTTCTTCAAGTTTATTCATCATCGTGGCAATAGGTTCACAAGTTGGGTCAATATCTGAACTTTCTATATAACGTATTGGAATTCCACTACAGAATAACATACTGGCTAATGTTCCTACCCAGCCACCGTGAATATCAATACGAACAGGTCTATTACTATCAAAACTTAATGTGCTTTTTAATGCATCAATTAACCATTCTTTACTTTTAAGTTGACCCTTCCAAAAGGCTTCTAGTGTTCTATCTCTATCTTCACTAATTCTAACTGCGTTCATCCAATAATGGATATGTTCTGTGTCTATATTCATTTTAAATCTCTTTGTACGTGTTACTAATATCCATCAATACTTCATATTCATTACATAATTCTTTATATTTGTTTTCATACGTTGATATTGAATGACTATGTATATAGTGATAAACTGAACTACGGGGAATTAATTTAATGCCGTAATTATCATCCACCGTTCCATCATTGTTTATACATCTAAATGACCTAACTTTATCTTTACTATAGAAATCTACAACATAGTCAAAGTTAAAGTCTTCGGCTATTAATTGATTGTCTTCTACTACAAATACATAATCAGTTTTGCAATCTTCTATTAAATTAACAAATGTTGTACTAACTGCTTCGGGGAAACGTTTAATTAATTGTTTATATGTTGTTTCATCAGTACCTATAAATGCAATATCATATTGATTTTTAACAGGTTTTCTTAAGAATTTTTCAGGGCTACGTAATATGGGTGTAACCATTCGTTTATGTCTTGCACTATCTACTGTACTAAGAGGGGTAGATATACGATTGTCCCCAGTACAAAATCTAATTAATGCCCCATAAGTATTACATTGCATTAATTGATTGTTACGTTTTAATTCACTAAACTTATTAGATAAATGGTCAAAGTCGTTGATTTGCGTAAAGTCATACTTATCTGCATTAAACAAACTTGCTACTGCATATCTTGCGCCCAATATTGCAAATACCCCATTGTATTCGTCCATACCTACATGCATCCAGTGCCATAATCTATCATAGTTACGCCAGTCTATCTCTGTTAGTTTTTGATTAAATTCCCCGTTATTCAAGCATAGTTTAATACCCTCACGGAATCCTGCTCTAAACGCCTGTAATGGGCTAGTATTGATAACAACTCTACTAGCAACTGTGTTTAGTTCTAAGTAATTGTCTAGTGCAAAGTCGGTCTTTGTTCTTATGTCATCACTATTTTCATGGGTTTTCATATTAAGAATAAGTTCTATGGGCCAGACTTTGATGCCCCCATTCCCATACTGAGTTCCATTGATTATGTTCTTGGCACTAAAACTTAAAACACAAGTACTCATATCTATATCGTCTTTTAACTCTATAGTATTCTGGTAAAAGTCACGGTTGACAACATTATCACCATCAACTATAATAACATTTGTTGCGATATCTTTTACCAAGTTGGCAACCATTTTGTGAGCACGGTCACTACCCTTAACTCCATGTACTCTGTACACATAGTTAGGGCATAGACTGA